CAAGGCGAGCACCGCCGAGCGTGACGGAGCTACGCATCCCACGGTGAAGCCGCTCGACCTGATGCGCTGGCTGGTGCGGCTCGTCACGCCGCCGGGTGATACCGCGTGGGAGTGTCTACAATGTGGCTATGGCACATTGTCGGGAGTGCGGGGAAGTGTTCAAGCCACGGAGGGCGGAGCAAGTTCTCTGCTCGATCGAGTGTCGTCAGAAGGTGGCCGGCGGGAGCCGAAAGCACCCGGTTCACCCGTGCGCACAGTGCGGAGTGGTGATGACGACGGCGCGCGGACCACGGAAGTTTTGCTCGGTCAAGTGCCGGGCGGAAGCGACACGAACACCGCCGGTCCCGTGCCCGGAGTGCAGGACGCCCTTTCGTCCCCGGTGGGGGCAGACGCACTGCTCGAAACCGTGCTCGCGCCAGGCGCGGCGTCCGAAGGTGAAGGCTTGCGAGGCGTGCGGGGCGGCCTTCCTTCCAGAACGGCCGGCCAGGCGGTTCTGTTCCCGGAAATGTGCTCAGGCGAACAGGGAACGAGCGCCCCGACTGACCCGAGCTGGCTACGTCTCCCTCTGGATGCCAGAGCACCCGATGGTGGCCAAGAGCGGCTACCTCATGGAGCACCGCCTCGTCATGGCAGAGCACCTGGGGCGCATGCTGCGACCGACCGAGGTCGTCCACCACGTCAACGGGGACAAGCAGGACAACCGCTTGGAGAACCTGCGGGTAATGGAGCCGGAGCGCCACAACAGGCTCCCGAAGGGCCGCCGGAAGCTGGTCGAGTGCCCCCACTGCAAGGGGATGCTCTCGATCGCCAGTGCCCGTCGTGTAGCGGCGCCCTAACCGCCTATTCTCGGCCGGGCGTGGTGCTCGACCCCTTCGCCGGATCGGGTACGACGCTGCTAGCCGCCCGCAACGAGGGCTTCCGGGCCATCGGCATCGAGCGCGAGGCCGAGTACGCAGCAATGTGCGCGCACCGCCTACGGCAGCTCACACTGGACATGGGGGCGTAGCGTGACGACTACCAGCCGCGCTAGTATCCCCGGACAAGAGAAAGGCCCCGCGACGTTTGCGCGTCCGGGGCCAGGTCGCACCTACCCGAGAGGCACGACGTGAACGATTCTAGCGAACGCCCCGACGTCATGGACCTTGGGACGTGGCGACCGACCGTTCACGATCAGCGAGCGCCGGGTGGTGAGCGGTGCAGGTGCGCCGAGTGTGCACCGCCTCCCACGCTCTCGGTCTACGAGGCGCTGCGCTCCCCGCTGGTGAGCCGCGAGCGTGACCTGCAGATCGCCGCGTGGAGGCGCCTGCGGCCCGACGAGGTCCCGGCATACCTCGCGTACCTGCGGCTCTACGACACCCGCAAAGCCGCTTACGATGAAGACGAGGCGACCGCCGAGCTGTTGGCCGCACGGTACCGGAGGATCACCGCCGAGTCTGAGGGCGACGTGGTCCGTCTTCGTGGGAAGGGACTGCACCGGCTCAAGCCGCGGGCCTCGGCGGCATGAGCCTCGAGCCCCCTCCGATCCCCGAGGGATTCCTGACGCGATGGTGCACGACGCTCTCCGAGTCAACGGAGAGCCCGCCCGGTGCGTTCCTGCCCACCGGGCTCGCGCTGCTCTCGGCGATCGCCGGCCCGCGGCTGGTGATGCGGTGGGGCGTGACGCACGAGGAGCGGATGAACCTGTGGATACTCAACGTCGGCATGAGCGCGCTCGCCCGAAAGACCTCGGGGCTCTCGGGGCTTCGTACGGCCGTGAAGTGGATTCGCGACGACGCTGACCTGATCCGGCTGCTGCCCGTGGCGCGCATATCTGATGCCGGGCTGGTGGCGTCGCTCGACGTGGTATCGACGGACACGGCCGCCGTGGCTCAGGACGCCGACGAGTTCCCGACCGGGCCCAAGAGCAAGGACAAGAAGCCCGCCACGCCCGAGGTGCACCGCGCGGTGCCGCTTTCGTGGATCACCGTCTTCAACGAGGTCTCTCCGATCTGGATGGAGGACGGGGCCGGATGGGCGATGGACGCGCAGAGGGCGCTGCTGGCGATCTACGACGGGCAGCTGTCATCGACCACCAAGGCGACCTCCGTGCCGGCTCAGGACTGCTTCGTCACCGCCATCGGGAACATCCCGCCGGGCGTGCTGAGGGAACAGACGACGCTCGGAATGCTCGCCACGGGCTTTGTCGGCCGGTGGCTGGTGGTGCCCACGCCGGCGCCGACGGAGATCGTCAGCTTCCCCATGCCGAACGGTACCGACCCGTTGGTGCGCCTACGCTCGGAGATCGAGAGACTGCAAGCGGTCGCCCGCCGTGGTCAGCGGCACGTGGTGAACGGACTGTGGACCGAGGACGCGAAGTACCTGCGGCACGAGTGGTACGCCGGTCATCGAGAGACCTTCAAGGGCCTGTCGCCCGACGATCCCTATGCGATCGCCTCGTCTGAGCTGTTCGGCAGGCTCCAGGCGACCGCGCTCAAGGTGGCGACACTGATCGCCGTCGCGCGCCAATGCGATCAGATCAACGACCTCTCCGAGCTGCGCGTGAACGTGGACGACGTGGCGTGGGCGTGCCAGGTGATCGACGCGAGCATCGTCTACGTGACCGACACTCTGCGCGACTCAGGGGCCGAGGCGTCGAGCGCGGGAGGAAAGACCGAGGGACGCATCCTGCGCTACCTAGAGCGATCAGGAGCCGTCGATGAATCCTCGTCGCGGGTGATGCGTGACGTATCCAACGCGGCCAAGGGGGGCAAGGTGAGCCACAGGGACGTCGTGAGCGCGGTTGACGCGCTCTACCAGAGCCAGCAGATCGTCGTGGCCGATGCGGGAAACACCCGCCGCGTGTGGCTGCCGTGAGGGGCTACTGCGGGAAAAGCGGGAAGCGGGAAGGCGGGAAGCGGGTGTACCTCTATAACTTAAAACAATGCTTGTTTTTTATAAGAAAAGCTACAAGTCTGGGGGTCCGAGAGAGAGAAAGTCTGAGAGACACGCTTCCCGCTTCCCGCCGTTCCCTTTCTTCCCCCACCTCCCGATGACGACGAACCAAGGAGAAGGACCGATGGACCACATCACCATCACCACACGCACCGCGGGCCTCGACCAGCAGCAGTTGTCGCCGTCGAGCATCGTCGGATCCTTCTTCCACTCCTTCAACGACGAGGGCGGGTTCGTATTGCAGGGAGTCGTCGTCGCCGAACCCCGGCCAGGTTTCTACCTCGTGGAAACGTTCGAGTGGCTAGCGGGCGGATCGTGCGCGCAGCAGCTCGTCCCGTTTGAGGACATGGCCGCCTGGCGCTTCTACGACACCTCGCAATGGATGAACAACGAGTACGAACTCCGTGGGTGATGACGTGAGTGGGCACGTTGAGCGGACTGTCTCGCCTACGGTCGCGCTCTACTACTTGCTCCGCTAGTAGTCAAGGCGTAGGATTCCTGTTTGTGGCTGACCAGTCCCCACCCAACGCCGCCAAGGCCGTCCGTGTCCGGCGTGACGCCGAAAGGCGTGAGCAGGTCCTCGCCGCCCTACGCGAAGGCGCTGAGTGCTCGGAGGCGGCAAAGGCGGCAGGGACCACGCGCCAGACCGTCTACCGCTGGCGGCAGGCCGACGAGGCGTTCGCCGTCGCGTACGCCGACGCTGTGGAGCAGGGCACCGAGGTCCTCGAATCCGTGGCCCGCAAGCGAGCGGTCGGCGGATCGGACACGCTGCTCATCTTCTTGCTCAAGGCTCGCCGGCCGGAGAAGTACCGCGACACGGTGAGGGTCGATCAGACGACGACCATCCGCGACGATCGCAAGTCGGTACGCGCCGCCGCGCAGCGCGACCCCGAGGCGTTCGAGCGCCTGGCCCGCGCGATGGTCGAGGACAAGACCGCGTGACCACGCTGGCGCCGAGCGACCTCGATCCGGTTGACGTCATCACCGCGACGCCCGAGGCGATGGCGTGGCACATTGACATCGAGTGGTTCAACCCGCTGTGGCCGTCGCAACGCGAGCTGCTCGCACTCCTGCGCGCCGAGCGCAAGGTCATGTTCCTCAAGGCCCGGCAGCTCCGCTTCACGTGGTCACTGGCGCTGTGGTCGCTGTGGATGCTGATCGACCAGCCGGCGATCGCGGGCGCCTACGTCTCGATCGGCAAGCGCGAGTCAGAGGACGTGACGCGGCGGGTGATGCGCCTGCACGCCTGCCTGCCGGACATGGTGCGCGACCGCTACCCGCTCTCTGCCGAGTCCCTCTCGCGAGTCGCCATCGGGCACCGCGAGGGCGAGTCAGAGCTGATATCCCTGCCATCCTCGAGCACCGCCGGCCGTGGTAAGACGCTCGCGTTCCTGATCGGCGACGAGCGCCCGAAGTGGCCGCACCCCGAGGAGCAGGAGGCATCGCTACTGCCCGCCGTCCGGCCCGACGGCATGATCGTGATGGGCGGCACGGGGAACGGCTTCGATTCGTTCCAGGCGCGGTGGACGAACCACGAGGCGCTCGGCTACGCCACCATCTTCTCCGGTGCCCTCTCCGACCCCGCGAGGACGATCGAGTGGGTGATGACCGAGCGTGAGGGGCTCGGCGACCTGGGGCCGCAGGAGTACCCGCTCACCGCTGAGGAGGCGTTCCTGTCCTCGGGTCGGTGCGCCTTCGACCTGTCCTCGCTCGCCTGGTACACCGGCAACGCGACCGAGCCTGCCAAGTGGCGCGGATACCTCCAGCGCGACGCGGCGTTCATCGCCCCGGTTGAGCAGCCCTCCGGCGACTGGTGGGTCTGGGAATGGCCGACCGCCGGACGCGATTACGTGATCGTGGCGGACACCTCGGGCGGGCACAGCGCCGACTACTCGGCCGCGTCCGTGATCGACATCGAATCGTGGGACGAGGTCGCCAGCTACCACGCGAAGGTAGAGCCATCGGTACTCGCCTCAGAACTCGTCAAGGCGGGCATCCTGTGGTCCGGCCCGAGTGCGCCGGCGCTGCTCGTGCCCGAGGCGAACAACCACGGAGCGGGCGTCATCGCCCTGCTGCGCGAGTGGAACTACCCGCGCCTCTACCGGACCGAGCGCCTCGACCGCGAGGGCAAGCCCGCCACGACCTACGGCTGGCTGACGACCGACCAGTCGCGGCACCTCGCCATCGCATCCCTGCAGCGTGGCCTGAACCAGCAGACGCTCGGCATCCGCGACGAGGCCGCGATCGCCGAGATGCGCCGGTTCATCTGGGTCACGACGAACGACGTCACGGGCGCCGGCCGCTTCCAGGCCGACGAGTCAGCCAACGACGACCGCGTGATGAAGTGGGCCATCGCAGCCGGCGTGCTCGCCAACGCCGAGCAGCTCGTAGCCCAGCGACCCGCGCAGGCCGTCGCCGAGTACGAGCCGCGCGTCTCCTCGAGGACGGGATACTGATGTCGAAAGTGACCATCGTTGCATCCGACGGGAAATGGACCCTTGTCGCCGAAGCAGACGAGATGTCGCCCGTCGAGAGGTTCCCTGTCATCGCCTGGAGCTTCACCGAGGAACGGGACGACGGCGTCTTCGGAGTCCCGATCATTGTCGGCCCGGACGGCTACGCGAGCAACCTGTCCGGGGTCATAGGCCCCAATCGTGACTTCGAACTGGTGTACGAGCCCTGATGTTCGAGCACGAGCGCGGCGTCCAGTGGCGAGCACGCAAGCCCTACTGGTCTCGGCAGACCTTCCAGACCGAGGTGATCGGCGAGAAGTCGGCGTACGAGGAGGCCGAGCACGAGCGCATCCAGCGCATCCAGAACATGCCGCCGACCGACGTCAACCATCAGACCCGCCTGCCCTTGATGGGCGGTCCGATGGACGGCGGCGGGTTCCGCGTGCCGACCTGGATGCTCCGAGGCGGTGGCAAGGCGCCCGAGATCCCGATCCTCGTTCCTGCCCAGGCGTCCTCGGTCGTTCTGCCCGAAGGCGTCCACCGCCCACGGCAGCGCGCCGTCTACCAGCTCGACTGCACCGCTCCGCCGACCCTCCGATTCAAGCGACTGGAGACACTCTGATGATCGACCCCGCGATGCAGGGCGCGCCGCCCGCCATGATGCAGCCGCCCGGTCCCGAGGTCATGGACCCCGGCATGGACCCCGGCATGGCACCGCCCTCCGGTCCCCCCGGCATGGCGCCTCCCGAGACGCTTGATGGACCCGACTCGATGGCCGGCCCCGAGTTCGCCTCGACCGACCCGGCTCAGATGGCCGCGATCGCGATGCAGATCATCGGTCAGATGGCCCAGATGGATCAGCAGAAGCTGATGGCCCAGATCGAGCAGCTCAAGGCCGAGTTCGCAGCCCAGCAGCAGTCCGCCGTGATGTCCGCGCCCCAGATGATCCAGCAGATGATCGCGCAGATGATGGGCGGCGGTCCCGACATGGAGACGCTCGACGGCCCCGCGTCCACCCTCCCGATGGAAGACGGCCAGGACCCGGCCGCGATGGAAGACCCGAACGCCGCGTACCCGCCCGGCATGGCGGCGTAGTCGTGATCTTCGACGATCTCACCGACAAGCAGGTCGCCGAGATGTGCCGCGAGGACTTCTCGGCGGCACGGGAGTCGCGTCGGGAGATCGAGGCCCGCAAGCTGGAGACCTACCGGCTCTATCGGACGTGGCGCAAGGAGATATCTGCCGGCGGCAAGGGGCGGGCGAACGGACCCTTCGGATGGTCGCGCCTCGCCGACCCGATCATCTTCGTGATGATCGAGACGATCCTCCCGCGCATCGGGATCAACCCGCCGCGCGTGGTGGTCACCGCCAAGAATCCGCAGGCCGTGTACTACCAGCAGGCGAAGCAGATGCGGATGAACCAGCAGATGACGGCCGCCCGGATGCGCGAGGAGCTGCTGCTCTCGTTCAAGCAGTTCCTTCTGTTCGGCGACGGGCCGGTGAAGACGCCGTGGGATGCCGACCTCGGTGGCCCGCGTATGCTCGCCATCGACTGGTTCGACTGGTTCGTGAGCAGCGACGCCGCACGCTGGCATGACGCCGAGTGCCTGATGCACCGGACCTACCACACGCCGCGCGGCCTCAAGGCGCTGATGGCCCGCGACGCGAAGCGCGAGGGCGACAAGCTGTACGACCACGACGCGCTTGAGCGGCTGATCTACGGTTCGGCGTCCCGCGAGGCTGATGACGACACCTACGCCGCCCGCCGTGAGGCCACAGGGCTCGGTACGGCCACGTGGGGCGACAGCACCGGCGGCCCGATCGCGCTGGTTGAGATGCACTACCAGGATGGCTCGATGGCCGTGGTGGCGGGTGACGAGTCGCCGATCGCCGTGCGCGTCTGCCGCGAGCCGAAGTTCCTCGACGCCAAGGGTCGCCCGTTCCGCCCGTTCGCCAACTTCCAGAACACGCCCGACCTGTTCCAGCCCTACGGGATCTCCGACGGCGAGATGATCGAGGACCACCAGCACGAGTCCACGACCATCAAGAATCAGGCGATCGACCAGGCGACGGGCAACCTGAACGCTCCGAAGGCGTACGACCGTCGCAAGATCGCCCCCGACGAGATCCAGGCCGCATGGTCTCAGCCGAACGGGCTGCTCCCTGTGGACGGCAACCCGACGGAGGTCGTCTACCAGTTCCCGCCCGGCCAGATGTCCTCGGACGTGGAGCGCACGACGGAGATGATCCGCCGCAACGCGCAGGAGGTCGTCGGGGTCAACGACGTCGTGCAGGGCCTCGCCGCAGGCAGCGATCAGACGGCCACCGAGGTCTCATCGCTCCGCGAGGAGGCCAACCAGCGGTTCAGATTCAAGCTGCTCCTAATCGAGCTGGCGATGCAGCGTGTCGCCCAGAACTGGGACAACCTCGACCGGCGTATCTCGCAGACGCCGGTGACAGTCCCGCTCGAGGACAACTTCGAGATGGACCCCGGCGCGCGCGGGATCACGGTCGTCGGTGACGGCAAGTTCGCCCGCGTGGACACCTCCGCTAACGCGATGGGCAACGAGTACGACCTGGAGCTCGACGCGGGCTCGATGGCCCCACCAGGTCAGTCGGAGCAGGCCAACAAGACGCGGGCGCTGATCTCCGACCTCTCGCACCCCGCCATCCAGGGCATGGTCAACTGGCCCGAGCTGGCGAAGATCCTCGTGGAAGCGCACGGCCAGATGCCCGAACGCGTGCTGATGGACCCCGCCGCGATGGCGCCTCCGGGTATGCCCGGCATGGGCGGCCCTCCCGGCATGGGCGGACCACCACCAGGTGAGGAGCCGGTCGGCCCGCCGATCCCCGTTGACGGCCCACAGGAGGTCCCCGTGGGTCCGCCGATTCCGGTGGCGGCATGAGCCTCATCGACGACGAGCTGGCGGCCCTGGAGTCGATGGTCTCCTCAGACGGGTGGATCTACTTCACCGAGCGCGCCGGGACGACCATCGACTCGTACGAGCGGGAAGTCCTCTCGGGCACGCTCGCCGACCACACCTCGTACATCACCGCCACGACGTCACTCCAGACGGTCAGGGGGAACCTGGAGTGGCCGGCGCAACGGATCGCTTTCCTGCGCGATCAGGTCAACAAGGAGACGACGAACGAATGAGCGAGACGACGATCAACCTGCTCTCGGTCTACGAGAAGCATCGGATCAAGCTGGAGTCGCCCGAGGAGGTCGTCTCGGCGCAGCACGGCAAGTACCGCGTGCCCGGCACAGGCAAGGAGATCACCTTTAACAACTTCAAGGCGTCCATCCCGGCCGACTGGATGCCGCTGCTCGAGGCCCACCCGGACGCGCTCGTGCAGCGTGGACTGGTCAACACGGTCGAGAAGTTCACCCGCCTCCCCGATATCGGTCAGGGCGTGCAGGTCGGCTCAGGCGCGATGGCCGCGGGCACCAGCCGCAACGCGCGCGAGCCCCACGAGGGGTGGAACGAGGCCACGGGCAAGCAGATCGGCGAGTGGATCACCGCGAAGGCGATCGGCAACCCGGAGGCCGCGCTCGCCTACGAGCTGGCGAACAGGCGCCGCAAGATGGTCGTGCGCGGCCTGACGGACGCCGTGCTCGGTGACGATCCGCAACCCGACGACGACACGCCCACCACGCCCACCACGGCGGCCCCGGTGCCCGCCGGCATCGGAGGTAGCGACCTGTGAGTACGGACACGATCGACGACCAGGCGGGCGAGCAGGAGGGCGATGAGACGCTCGTCTCCTGGCTGCCTGACGCCGACGAGGAGACCGCCGACTACCTCCGCTCGCGCGGGTGGGACAAGGACCCCCGCGGGGCGCTGAAGGCTCAGCGCGAGGGCGAAGGCGCTCTGCGCAAGGAGCAGTCGGCACGCGCTGACATGGAACGCGAGCTGGCGGACGCGCGCGAGGACCTCGCCGCGCTCTCCGAGCAGCAGGGCGGCCAGCAGCTCTCGCAGGATGAGGACCCCTTCGGACTCGCTCAGGCGGCTGAGGCGTACGAGAACGGTCAGATCAGCATGGCGCAGCTCGTCCAGTTCCAGAACGCCGCCGTGCTCCACCAGGCCCGCGCGATCGCCGAGGAGGCCGTCGGGCAGCGCGTGGACCCGATCGCCAACCGCCAGCACACGGCCGACCTGCAGAAGACGGCATCAGAGATCGCCGCCAACTACGACGACTTCCGGGAACTGTCGGACGACGTGCTCGCCCTGATGCAGAAGAACCCCTCCAAGTACGGCGACTCCGAGGGCATGTGGGCCGCCTACGGGCTGGTTAAGGCCCGCAGCCAGCAGGCCGAGGTCGCACAGCGCCGCGCGTCAGCCGGAACCGAGACGCTTGACCAGGGCAGCCGCGGCCAGCAGTACGAGGACGCACAGGACGCGCTGCGAAAGCAGCTCCGCGAGATGAGCGCCCCGACCGGGGGCCTCTAGCCGCACAGCAGACCACTAGCCGGACTAGCAGTTGTCCGGCTAGTGGTCTAGTCTGGTAGGCGGCTCCTCGCAGCACGACCGCGACAAGGGCTCTCACCAGAAGGATCGAAGCTAACGCCCTCCTCGGGCGGCTCCGGGACAAGCCTCTAGCGCCTCCCGTGAACGGGGCCAATCTCAGGACAAGGCCGTAGCGGCGACGTTGACCAACCACGTCTCGTATACGGAGGTCCAATGCCCCCGACCATCAGGTCCGGGAACCTCGCCACAAACGAGGTCCTTGCCGCCCAGCTCGTCGTCGATATGGGCACCGACGTCATGCAGTACGACCCGCCCGGCGCTCCGATGATGAAGATCATCACGAAGCGCATGGGCGCCACGCCCGCCAAGGCCACGACCGTCCGCTGGATGGAGGACGAGCCGATCCCCTACTGGGACCAGGCCACCGCCATCGTCGCCGACTCGGCCCTCATCATCCCCGTGGACAACGGCGCCTACTTCCAGGCGGGCAATCTCGTCAAGGTCGTGCGAACCGACGAAGTGGTCCGCGTGTCCGGCGTCGCCGGAAACAACCTCACCGTCACCCGCGCATGGGCCGGCACGGCCACGGCGCTCGCCGACAACGACTACCTCCTGAACCTGAGCACGGCCGAGATGGAGGGCGACGTCGCCCCCGAGGCCAGGCACACGGTGAAGGTCGAGCGGACGAACTACACGCAGATCCGCAAGGACACGGTTCACCTGACCGGAACCAACATGGCGGTCGAGCACTACAACGGCGACGAGCGCCGCTACCAGCAGCGCAAGACGGGTGAGTTCCACGCCCGCGCCTGGGAGGAGATCGGTCTCCACGGCCGCAAGGCCGAGTCCACCTCGGTCGGTGCCAAGCCGATCCGCTCCTGCGGTGGCATCGATGAGACGATCTCGACCAACGTGTTCTCCCCCGGCGGGACGATGACCGAGTCCGAGTTCATCTCCTACGTCTCGCAGGCGTTCCGCTTCTCGGTCAACGCCGGCCGCACGCGGAAGCTGCTCCTCGCGAGCTCGACGGTCATCAACACGATCAACTCGTGGGGACTCGGCAAGCTGCAGATCAACGAGCGCGAGTCGGCCTCCTACGGGATGGACATCTCGACCTACGTCGCTGGCTCCGCCCGCCTCGAGGTCATCGACCACCCGCTGCTGGAGAACGGCTACGAGGGCTTCTTCTACATCGTGGACCCGGATGGGATGAAGTACCGCCCGCTCCAGGGCCGCGGGACGAAGCTGCACACGAACATCCAGGACCCGTCCGAGGACGGCTGCAAGGACGAGTACCGGACCGAGGCCAGCTTCCAGTTCGCGCTGGACAAGGTCCACTCTCGCGGCTCCGGGGTCACCTTCTGATGGGTGCCACCGGCGCCGTCACCATCCTCTCTGGTGTGCAGTACAACCGGACGCTGGTCGGGGCCTCCTCGGTCATCGAGGAGTACCTCATCACCTTCGCCGGTGGGTCGGCGACGTCCGACTACGCGACTGGCGGTCAGCCCTTCACGATGCCGGCCGACGTCAAGGGAATCGAGTTCGACTCCCTGGTCGTCCTCACCCGCTCGCCGCTCACGCGCCAGTGGAGCTGGAACGGCTCCCGCTCGGCGCCGAAGCTGCTCGCCGAAGACGCCTTCGCAACTCAGGAGGCCAACGCCACCACAGTCAACACGGACACCCTGACCTGCCTCCTGCGGGTCCGACGGTAGGAGATAAGGACATGGGAACGATCGTCTTCACTCAGGCCCCCATCGAGTCATCGGAGCCCCCGGCAACCAGCCGAGGCGGCGGGGTGCGCGTCAAGAACTTCCTCGCCACGATGACGATGGGCGCGACCTACGCCACCGGCGGCGACACCGTCACCGCTGCGGCGACCATCACCGGCTACGACCTGTTCGCGGTCGAGGTCATCTCGCACAACGCGGGCGCTGGCATCGACATCGTGTGGGACCACAGCACGTCCACGCCGAAGCTGATCGCCTACGACGAGGATGGCACCTCGGGCATCGCAGCACAGTTGGGCAACGGGTCCTCCGCCCTCGCGGCCGTGGTCGTGTACCTGCGCTACGTCTACGTCGCGGGCATCTAACCGATGGCCGCTCGCATCGCCCCCCCGGTTCACGCCGGGGGGGCATCGCGTAGGGCGGTGACCTGATGGGCGCTGGCAGCGTCATCGCCTCAGCCCGCTCGGGTGGCCTGGCAATCTTCCGATCCATCGACCTCGACGAGTCCGAGGAGCAGGTCAAGGCGACCGAGGGGATGGTGTTCTCGATCTACGCCTCGAACACGAATGCCTCTGCCCGCTGGCTGAAGCTCTACGACGCGACAGCCGCCGCCGTCGTCGTCGGCACGACGGCCCCGGTCGCCACGTTCTTCCTGCCCCCGTCTGGTGCCTCGCCCCTCAAGTTCGACTCGACCGTCGG